AGCTCATGGACATGTGGTCGCGGGATGCGTCCGAGCAGATGAAGATCAAGATCGACCAGCGTGTGCTGACCGATCTTCTGCCGGATATCTCCGCGCTGAACCGCGGTGCAGCGGCGGGCGCCAAGTCCGCGGCGTTCAATCTGGGTACGACCGCGGCCCCGCTGACCGTCACCAAAGACGGCGCGACCGGCACGACCGCGGTCGTCGACCTCATCGTCGATATCGGGACCGTGCTCGACGAGGCGAACTGCCCGGAGAGCGGGCGCTTTCTGGTGATCCCGGCGCGCATGGCCGGTCTCATCAAGAAGTCGGAGCTCAAGGACGCCTCGCTCGTTGGCGACAACACGTCGATGCTGCGCAATGGTCGCCTCGGCATGATCGACCGGTTCACGATCTACATGAGCCACAACCTGAACGTCTCGTCCGGCAAGACGTCGATCATCGCCGGCCACAAGATGGGCTTCACGTTCGCTTCGCAGATGACGGAGATGGAGACCATCCGGTCCGAGACGACCTTCGGGGACATCATCCGCGGGCTTCAGGTCTACGGCTACAAGGTCGTCAAGCCGGAGTCCCTCGCCCAGGCCGTCGTTCAGTTCGCCTGATACGGAGGAAACAGAAATGGCTGACTTCACCGACTCCCACGGGTTCTACAAGGGCACTGCGGCGTTCCTGTCGAACTACACCCATCGCGTCTCGGTGATCGAGGTCGACCTCGATTTCGCCAAGATCGCGGCGGCGCGTGTTGCCGCAGGGGCCGCGGCGCTTGCCGCGACCGACACCCTCGAGGTCCTCCCCGTTCCGGCGAACTGTCTCGTCCTGGCCGTCGGCGTCCAGGTCACCAAGGCCGAGGGGGCCACAGCGACGATGGACGTCGGGGACTCCGGCTCGGCCACCCGGTTCGTGTCGAACGCCAACCTGAACGCGACCGGCAGTGTCGCATCGGCGTTGACGTCGCCGCATCTGTACACGGCGGCGAGCCAGATCCGCATCACGCTCGACCACAACTCGATCGACAATGCGGTGGCTCGCGTCTGGGCCGTCGTCGTCGACGTCAACTGAAACGGACGGGGGGCGTAGTGCCCCCCGCTCCTCTTGCAGCGAGGGTAGAATATGGGCGTGTATTCAGGAATCGCGCACGACAACGTGCGAATCAACAGCGGTGTAGGGGCGTTCGACAGTCTCTCCGGGAAGGCCATCGGTACGGCCGCCCCCGATGCGCTCAAGACGGCGAGCTTCACCGTCGGCGCTGCGGAGACGGTGATCGTCTGTAACGGCGCCGGTTCTCTGACGGCGACGCTGCCCGACCCGGCGCAGCACCCGGGGCGGTTTCTGATCATCAAGACGATCGCCGCGCAGACCGTCGTGTCCGCGGCATCGAACGTCAGGCCGGCCAACTCGAATACCCCCGGCACCGGCATCCTGGCCGCGACTGCGGGCGCGTGGGCGTGGCTCGTCAGCGACGGCACCGCCTGGGTCATCGTGGCGTCGTAACGCGCAGGGGCCTAGGCCCCTGCTAACCCTCGAGGTTGCCTATGGCGCTACGTCGTATCCCACAACTCGACTTGTTGTCCGGCGGCGCTGTGGCGGCGGACGATTCGTTCCTCGTATTCGACGCGTCGGCGTCGGCCACGAAGCGGATCACGCGCCCCGAGCTGGCGGTCGCTATTGCTCCGAACCTTGTCGGCGTCGGGCTCGAAGTGGACGGCGGCGGGTCGCTGCGCGTCAAGCTCGACACGACGCCGCAGTCCGCGCTGGCGCTGTCAGGGAACGGGTTGACGGTCGGGGTAGGGTCGACGAACACGCCGTTCACCGGCCTCCGGTCGCGCAACACGTCAACCGGCAACTCCGCAACATCGGCGCTCGAAGTATCGACGGGGCTCGCCGATACGACCGTCACCGTCGAGGTGCTGAATAATGGCGGAGCCCCGATCGGGCGCATCGCCACAGGCGCGGCGCTTGCGACGTGGCAGTATCGCGCCGCCGTGCACGTCTTCCAGAGCCAGAGCGGTACGGAGTACGGCCGCCTGTCGAGCGCCGGGTTTCGTGTGGATCAGGTCATCGAGTCGACTGTCGGCGGGTTCCGGTTCCCCGACGCCACAGTCCAGACGACGGCGGCGACGAGTACGCCGGATGCGTCGGTGACCGTTGCCGGCAAGATCGAGTTGGCCACCGAGGCCGAGGTCAACGCCGGCAGCGACGCGTCACGCGCGGTGACGCCTGCTACTCTGGCGACGTACGCGCCTTCCGTGGTCGCCTTCGCCCCTGGAGACCGCGTTCTCATCGCTGACGTCTCCGACGCGAACCGCCTGAAACTGGCGTCCCTCCCCAGCCGCGAACTGCAACGGGTGCGTACGCAGTCCAGCGCGTACCTTGCCGGCTTGGCGACGGAAACAATCCCGCTCGACGCCTCGGTGCCGCTGAGTGGTGAGGGTCGTGAGTTTCTATCGGTCACGATCACGCCGCAGAGTGCGACCAGCACCTTCGTGATCGAAGTCAGCGCGATGTTCTCGGTGTCGGCCAACGTGCATCTGATCGCGGCCCTGTTCCGCGACAACGACGCCTCTGCGTTTGCCGTGACGGCCCAGTATGCGCCACTGAGTGGTCAGATCGTAGCGGTCAGTTTCCAGTGGGCGGGGACGTTGAACACGACCGCGCCGGTCACGATCAGGCTGCGTGCCGGCGGTAGCGGCAGCGCGATCGTTGCGATGAACGGGTACCAGGGTGCGCAGGTATTCGGCGGCACCGCGGCGTCGTCGATCACCGTGACCGAAATCGCCGCATAGGCCCGCCATGTCGAACACGCTTACCGGGACGAGGGTGCGTAATTCCTACACCCAGCTCCTCCACATAGCCGGTGGCCCCGAGGCTACCGAAAAGCCGGTGGTCAGCGCGTCTGGTGTCCCGACGGCGCTTTCGCTGGGTACCGGGTCGGCGTCGGTGGGTAACATCCGGCTCCAGGGTAATCAGATCACGCCGATCGTAGGCGCGCTCCAGCTGGGCAGTGTGCAGATCCTCGGGGGGTCGATCTCGGGCATCGACCCTCTCCCCGTGGCCAGTGGTGGCACTGGCGCGGGTACCGCCGCTCTCGCGCGGCAGAACCTCGGACTAGGCGGGCTCGCAGTTCAGGATCCGGCCTCGATTGTGGTCACCGGTGGGTCGATCTCCGGAGCGACGTTCTCCGGGGTATTCGCGTCGACGGTGTCGCTGGCGCAGGTCTCGGACCTCCGGCGGGGCGTTTTCTTCTCGCTGGCTTCTCAGTTGCTGTCGGCGGACGTCGCTACGCCTGTCACGTTCAGCGATGCTGCGGCCGGGAACGTCGGCGTTGCGCTTGTCAGCAGCACAGCAGTCGAGGTCGCGACGGCGGGCGTGTACGCCGTCACTGCGCGGTTACAGCTCCTGAATGGCTCCAACGCCGACCACGACGTGACGTTCTGGTTTCGCCGCGCTGGTGTCGACATCGCAGCGTCCGCGTCGACCGTAACCGTACCCAAGTTGAGCGACGGCGGAGCTATGATCGCGTATGCGTCGCTCATCGAGTCGCTTTCGCCCGGGCAGCCGCTGTCGATGGCTTGGGCCACCGAGCATGCTGACCTGTCTCTGGGGTACGCTGCGGCTAAGACGACGCCGTTTGTGGCGCCGGCTACCCCCTCTGTTGTTCTGACGATGGTCCGTATCGGATAGGAGTTCTCTGATGGCCAAGACACCCGCATGGCAGCGACGCGAGGGGAAGGACCCTGACGGCGGTCTGAACGCCAAGGGAAGGGCCTCGTACAACCGCGCCAACCCCGGCAAGCCGGGGCTCAAGCCGCCGCAGCCGGAGGGCGGTCCGAGGCGCGATAGCTTCTGCGCGCGTATGGAGGGCATGAAGAGGAAGCTTACGAGCGAGAAGACCGCCAAGGACCCGAACTCGCGCATCAACAAGTCGCTGCGCGCCTGGAACTGCTGATGCGCTACCTCCGGCATCGCGAGGATGGGTTCCTGTACGAGTGGCACCCAATCCTCGCCGCGCATCCGAAGCTCGAGGAGATCACGGAGGAGCAGGCGTTCCCCGAGAGGTTTATCCCTGCGGCGGTACGCGAGCGCAAGCCAGCCGTGAACCTCGCTACGGCGACGATCCCTGACCCCGGGCCGCAGGTCAGCGCCGAGCTTACTCGCGAGGCATCGACTCGGCCATGGAAGAGGCGTTCGTGACGCCGCTCGACGTCATCCGAGACGCTCGCCGGCTCCTCCAGGACACGCTGTCTCCGTACCGGTACAGCGACGACGACCTGCTGAGCTACGTCAACCAGGCAATTCGTCGGGTGGCCGTGCTGCGACCGGACTTGTTTGGGGTCATCACGGAGATACCGACTACGCCTCTGTCCGCGGTCCAGTCGTTGCCGAGCGACGCGCTTCGTCTGATCGACCTGTTTCAGGTTCGCGGCGGTGCGGCGTTGACGGAGGTCGATCGGGAGACGCTGTCGCGGGTCAACCCCGGCTGGATGGCCGAGGCCGCCGGCACCCCGACCAACTTCATGCGGCATGTGAAGAACCCCGACCGGTTCTTCCTCTACCCAGCCCCGGTTTCCGGCGTCGTTCTGGTAGGGGAGTACGCCCGGTCTCCCGCCGTGTACGGTCTTGCGGATACGATCCTCGATCTGGTCGACGCGTATCATCCCGTGCTGGTCGATGGCGTCGTGTTCCTGGCGCAGTCGGTCGACGACGAGCATGTGTCGTCTGGCCGCGCCAAGCTATTCCTGGACGCGTTTACCGGAACACTGGCCAGTTCCTTGCAGAGCCGGGTCGTAACTGATACAAAAGCTGCCGGGCTAAGACCTCGCGCCTCCAGGCGGGGTGTCGTCGTCGAAGGCGAGGTCATCTGATGTCGACTCGGCTGTTCGCATCCGTCCTCCCAGACATCGCACCCGAGGTGCCAGGGTGCCCCCAGACGATGATCCTGGCGGCGCTGCGCAGGGCGGCGATCCACGCGTGCGAGACGACGTTGATGTGGCGGGTAGCGCAGCCCAAGCGCCGGCTCGTCCCGGGCGTTCACGAGTATGACTACGAGAAGCCGGCGGACGCCGCGGTGCACGTCGTATTCCAGACGACCATCAACGACGTGCCCGTCGACATGCTGACCCTCGAACAGGCACTGGTCGCGTACCCCGAGTGGGCTGACCTGTACAGCGGGCAGGATCCGTCCGTGGTGTGGAGCCTGACGCCGTCCTACCCCGCCGGATCCCAGCAGTTCAACGAAGGCGCCTTCAACGCGGGATCGCCATACGTTCTGCCGACGGCGATCCTCGAGAACGCATCGGAGCCGCGGTGTGTGACCCAGATCGCACCGGACAAGTTCATCGTTCTCCCGCTGCCGGACAACCTCCGTGCGTACGAGCTGCGGATGCACTATGCACTGAAGCCGAAGCGGACCGCAGCCGGAATGGACGACGCGACCTTCTCGGAGCTCGAGGAGGCGATCCTTCACGGCGCTCTGCGGCAGCTTTTAGCGATGCAAGGCGTGGCCTGGATGGACCGCGAGCTGGCCCAGTACCACGCTCGTGCGTACGCCACCGCCGTAGTCGAGCGGCGTGCCCGAGCCAACCTGAGTAACATGCGCGGTTCGATGACCGCGTCCGCTCCCTCGTTCGTGTGAGGCCGTCATGGGTGTGGTATACGCCAACAACGTCGAATCGACGATCGCAGTAGGGATCTCGAGCAGCGACGGCGTCCTCCAGCTTGCGCCCGGGACGGGGTCGCTTTTCCCGATCCTCGCCAGTGGCGACTATTTTTTCGCCACCCTGACGTCGATCATCGGGACCGTCGAGATCGTGCGGTGTACCGCACGTGTCGGCGACAACCTGACCGTCGTCCGCGGCGTCGACGGGACGTCGGCTACCTCGTTCCCGGCCAACAGCCGGATCGAGATGCGTGTCAACGCCGCCGCGATCCGTGCGCTCCTGGAAGACAACGATTTCTTGGTGCTCTGATGACCGAATACCAACCGATCATCAACTTGGTTGCCGGTACCACAATCGCGGTCGGCGGCTGGTTTGCGCGGCAGATCTGGGACGCGATGAAGGAGCTTCGACGCGACCTGCATAAGATCGAGATTGCTCTTCCGCGGGACTACGTCCGGCGCGACGATCTGAGCGAGATCAAGACCATGATCCAGCGGATATCGGACAAGCTCGACGGAAAGCAGGACAAGCCATGATCATCGACGAGGGGCTTTCGCTCATACGGGAGTTCGAGGGGTGCCGGCTGCGCGCGTACCTTGACACCATGGCCCGGCCGCCTGTCTGGACGATCGGGTACGGGGATACTGGTCCTGATGTGACCGAAGGCGTGGTCTGGACGTACGACATGGCCGAGAAGCGCCTACGGGCCCGGGTCCGCGAGCTCGAGTGGTCCGTGCGCAAGCTCTGCACGAGCACCCCGAACGAGTACCAGATCGCGGCGCTCGTCAGCCTCGCCTACAACATCGGGCTCGGGGCGTTCCGGAGATCGTCCGTGCTGCGCCTGCATAACGACAGTCAGCATGCCGCGGCCGCGGCCGCATTCGGCATGTGGAACAAGGCGGGCGGTACGGTGCGCGCAGGCCTGACGCGCCGCCGCGCCGCCGAGGCGGCGATGTACCTGCGCCCCGTGGGGGCTCATTTGCAGACGACCCGCGGCATGCCGGATTTCAAGGACCCTCGCACGCGCCTGCCTGCTCCTGCCATCGCGGCCACTGCCGGTGCCGCGCTTACCACGCTCCAGCAGGTCGTCGCGCAGGTGTCAGACGTGTGGGACGGATTGTCCCGGGTCGGCGTGAACCCGCACGTTGTCATGGCCGTCGCCGGCTCGTTGGCGCTCGGCACCCTGCTCTGGTTCGTCGTCGATACGTACCGGCGCAATAGCGAGGGCGATTCGTGATAGCCGGCGACATCGCGCGTGTCGCAACTGCCAAGGTGCTGGGGTGGGTCGTGGCGATCATCGGCGTCGTGCTGGCCTTCATGTCGGCCTACAACCGCGGCAAGTCCGCGGCACGCGTGGAGACCGCCGAGGCGACTGCCGCCGCCACGACGCGCATGACTCAGGCAGCGACGTCGGCCCCGACGGAGAAAGACGATGTCGCCAAAGACGCTCGTTCTGGTCGCTTCTAGCCTGCTGGCAGGCTGCCACACGACAGTGGCGGTATGCCCGCCGCTTGTCGCCTACGACCAGCCGTTCATGACGCGCCTTGCCGCGGAGCTCGAGGCGGCGCAGGTTGGTAGCGCAATGGCCAAGGCCGTCGTAGACTACCGCCGCTTGCGCGACGTCATTCGCGCCTGTCACGCCAGCGACCATGAGAGGAGGTGATTGCTGTGAAGGGATATCCGATGGGCAAGGGCAAGCCGCCGATGGGTAAGGGCAAACCGCCGATGGGCAAGGGCAAGCCGCCGAAGTGATTCCGCAATGGCCGCGCTGAAGATCGCCAAGTTCCTGGGTACGGCTCCGCGTAACGCGTCCGAGCACCTGGCAGATACCGCCGCATCGGTTGCGCGTAACTGCAAGCTGTACTCCGGCGATCTCATCCCTATGCCGGCGCCGGCAATCGTGGCAAACGCAGGGCGTACTGGGCCGATCAAGACCTTATACGCTCTGCGCGACCCCGCCGGCGGTCTGAAGTGGCTGTCGTGGGCCGCCGAGGTGAGTGTCGTCACGCCTGCGACGGACGTCGCCGAGGAGCAGCGGTTCTTCTACTCCGGTGATGGTCGGCCCAAGGTCAGCACGTACGCTCTGGCAACTGCCGGGGCGGGGCCGTATCCATCGCAGTTCTACGATCTTGGGCTTCCGCTTCCGTCTGCCGTCCCAACAGCGACACCGGCTCCGTTCTCGCCGGCTACGTCCGTGTCTGTGACGCGCGATACAGGGCAGAACGTCACGCTCGCCACCGCAGCGCCGCATAACCTGCGGTCTGGCGCGACGATCACCGTGACCGGGTTCACCTTCCTGGCCGGCTCGTACACACGCGACGCCAACGGGCTGATCACGTGCACGATCGACGCCCACGGGCTTATCTCCGGAGCCAGCGTCGTACTGGTCTTCACGTCTGGTTCTGCGACGTCGAACCGGTATCCTGTGACGGTGACCAGTGCTAACACGTTTACGTGTCAGGATACCGCATCTGGCGCCACCAGTGGTAACGTGAACTGGGACATCCGTGATCTGAACACCACGACCGAGGTCACGGTCCTCAGCCCAACGTCGATCTCGTACTACGCGGCCGGGGTCGCGTTTGCGTCGACGGCATCGCCGAAACTCTCGTCGTCCGGCCGCGTTTCTCTCGGCGACCAGATCCAGGCGCGTTCCTACGTGTACACATGGTTCACCCCGTGGGGTGAGGAGTCGATAGGGTCGGAGCCTTCGACGGCGGCGTTCGTGCAAGAAGGGCAGGTGATAGTCGTCTCCGGGCTGCCCTCGACGCCGCCCGCGGGCAGCAATTTCGTGCGTGCCATTCGCCTGTATCGGACACAGGCCGGGACGACCACCGACGCCGAGTACCTGCGGTTGGCTACGCTGTGGTTTCCTAACCCCATCACGCGCGCAGCTCGCGCGAACAACGTCGCTACGCTCACCACGATGCACGCTCACGGGTTGCTCGAGGGAGATCGAGTCAAGGTGGCAGGGATCCCGACGTTCAACGCGGTGGATGCGGTCGTCGTATCCATTCCGACGAGCACGACGTTCACGATCGCGCAAACCGCTGTTGACGCACCGGTGGCGTCCGTGTCGGGCACACTGTACTACGACGTATCGGAGAACCCACCTGCTAGCGCGGCACGCTACTGGGGCGAAACGTCGTTTGATTTCATCGACGATTTCAGCTTTCGCAGCCTGCTCGGATCTCTCGATACCGCGGACTACGAGCCGCCGCCGGCGAACCTCGCCGGTCTGACGGTGATGCAGAACAATATCCTCGCTGGATTTGTCGGCAACGACTTGTACTTCTCCGAGCCTAACGTGTTTCACGCGTGGCCGGCCAAGTACAAGCGGTCGTTCGAGAGTGCGATCGTCGGGCTTGCGCAGGTAGGCGGGCGGCTGCTGGTTCTAACCGAAGGCTTCCCGTTCGTCGTCGAGGGGTCGGATCCTGCGATCGTGTCGGTGGCGCGGCTGTCGGCTCGCTACCCATGCCTTGCAGCTCGTAGCATCGTCGAGACCAGCTTCGGCGTCGTCTGGGCGACGCATGACGGTCTAGCCGTTTACTCGCCGGCTAACGCGGCGCAGCTTCTGACGAAGTCCATCCACAGCAGCGACACCTGGACCTCGGCGCTTGATCCGGCGACCATCGTAGCGACCTTGCACAAGGACGGCTATCTCGCGTCGCATTCGACCGCGGCGCTGATGTTCGAGGCAGGCGGCAACGAGATACCGGCGTTCTTCGTCGACATCCAGTTCACGTTCACGGCCGCGTGGCGAGACACCCTGGCCGGGGTGCTCTACCTCGTATCCGGGACCTCTGGCGACATCTACCGCTGGGATGCGCCGAATCAGCCCGCCATGGTGCAGCGGTGGAAGTCCAAGACGTTCGTCATGCAGAACTTCACCAATTTCGGCGCCGCTCGCGTTGTGGCTGACTACGAGCTGGCCAGCGGATCTCCGGTATGGGAGGACATCGATACGCTGTGGGAGGAGACTGATCTACTATGGGATCAGGCCGACCCGCTGACATTTCGGCTGTACGCCAACAAGGTCCTGGTGTTTACTACCACACGTGGTAGCAGTGATGTGTTTCGGCTTCCCGCAGGGTATAAGACGGATACGTACGAGGTGGAGGTCGAAGGCTCCATCCGGGTGCGTGCGATCCACCTCGGCGATACGCCGATTGCGCTTGGGAGAGTATGATGGCCGGACGGTTTACGTCCATACCTGCGGTCCCCCAGACAGGCGTCGACTTCGTCCAGGGGCAGATCCTCGAGGCGCTGCGGCAGAACGTCGAGCTCCTCGCCGGCATCCGGGGCGAACGGGATCTCGTCAGCCGCGCCGTCTTGCGCGGCGATCTGACGGTAGTGCCTCCAGAGGCGCCGACATTTCGCGCGCTTACAGCCAACGGCGCGGGCTTCGTGATATCCGGCGCGTCCGTGCCGTCTGCGACGGACTACGTCGCCTTGCTCCGAGACGTCGAGCGCCTCGCCGCGGACGTCGCCGCCCTCGGCGCGACGCTCTCGACACTTATCCGCCAGCTGCGGGGGTGACCATGCTGACGCCTAGCCATGTCCAGTCCGTCCTCGACCGGGTGTTCGGTCAGAATGCCGCCGCGGCGCCGTCGCTGGAAGCGGTCCGGCAGCAGGGGCGCTTCGGCGATACCGAGCTGGCGCACGTCAACCCGCGCGAGAAGGCCATGCTCGAGGCCATGGGCGGCGCGGGCACCCGCAACCCGCGCACCGGCCTCTTGGAGTACTACGACATATCCGGGGCCGGTGACGGCTGGGGGACTGGTGCGGGTGATACCACGACGGCGTCGAGCAACGACGCGGCTTCGTTCGCGGACCCAACGCCGTCGGTTCAGGACTTCGAGTCCGCAACGGGGGTGCAGGCGCCCGGGCCCGGTCCGACGACCCCGTCCTATGGTGTGCCCACGGCCGAGCCGTCGTTCATGGACACCGTAACCGGTGCGCTGGGGCGGTACGCCAGTAGCGGCCCCGCCCTGGTTGGTCTGATGGGTCCTCCTGGTATGGGACCTGTCGCGGCGATCGCCGAGTACCTCAACAACACCTACTACGGCGGTCAGGCTCGCGCCGACGTGCCGGCCGAGGCCGGCGGCACTGCGGGTGATCCCGGCTCGGGCCTGACTGCTACTTCCGGCGCCAGTGCTGGATCCGCCGCACCGGCGCCGCAGTTCATGGGTATGTCCGCCACACCCTTCGACCCGGGCGACCTTGGGCTCCGGCGGCAACGGTTTTCGTACGCCGAGGGTGGTATGGTCGGCGCTGGTGGTGCGCCACAACGCCCGCCCACACCGCCCAACGCGCAGGCGATCATGGCCGAAGCGAAGCGGTTCGCGCAGCAGAACCCTCAACAGGTTCAGCAGATCCAGGCAGAGGTCCAGGAATCGCTCCAGTCCGGGGAGACGAACCCGGCACAGCTGCAAGCCCTGTCCCGCATGGCGATGATCGTCCTCCAGCAGCCGCAGCTGTACCCCCAACTGCGTATCGCGGCCGAGCGCCAGGGGCTGATCGATACCGACGACATGCCGGAGCAATACGACCCCGGCGTTCTGTTCGCGCTCCTGCTCGTTGGGCAGGCTCTGGGCGGGCAGGCGAGTGGGGCTGCGGTTGGGCAGCCGCCTGATGCCGGATCGGCTCAGCCTCCGATGGCCTCCATGCAGCGGGGAGGGGCGCTGCCGGCGCGCAGCCCTAACGCTGACGGATCCGTGCCGATCAACGCACACGAAGGCGAGTACGTCATACCGGCGCATGTCGTCCGCGCCAAGGGGACCGAGTTCTTCGACAAGCTGATCGCCGGGACAGGAGCCAAGACATGAGCCTCAAGCGTCTTCTCGGAGGCATCGTCAGCATCGCGGCGCCGTTCGTCGCGCCGCAGATCTCCTCGTTTCTTGGGCTCACCGGGATGCTCGGGGCCACTGCGGGATCGGCGCTGACCGGTGCCGTGCTGGGTGGCGCAGGCGCTAAGCTCGGTGGTTACAGCCCGCTGGCCGGTGCAACCTATGGCGGTATCGGTGGTGGGGTCGCTGGGTACATGAGTCCGTCTGCGCCCACGGCTACGGGGGCTCCGGCGCCTGCTCCGACCGCCGGTCCGGCCCCGGCCCCCGCCCCGGCCCCGGCCGCCCCGACGGCGCCCACCGTCGCCTCGCCGACCGGGAGCTGGGACGACGTCATTCGTCGCGGTCTCCAGACGTCGTCGATGGCCGCGGGGCTGGGTCAGCTCGGCATGGCTGCGTTGTCGAGCGGCAACGTCGGCCTGACGGCTGCGGAGCGGGGCGCAATGGCCGAGGCAGCCCAGGGGGCTCAGACCAATCGACAGCTGTTCGATCAGCGGCTGGGGCTCATCAACCGCGAGCTCTCGTCGACGGGGTTCAGTCCGGAGCGAGCGTTCTCGCAGGCGCAGATGACGACGCAGCGAGCCCTGCGCGACGCCCAGCGCGGCCGTCCGGAAGGCATGTCTGCGGCGGCGCGGCGGCAGGCTGCTATCGAGGGTACCCGCCTTGGTACGGCTGCGGTCGGTGATGCGGGCACGCGCGAGCGGCAGCAGCGCCAGGGGCTCATCAGCAGCCTGCCAACCGCGGTCCCGACGGGCCCCGCAGGGCTTACGCTCCCGATCGCCGAGAAGGCACAGGCGCGGCAGTCGGAGTTCGACGAGGCACTCGGGCGTGGCGTCGGGTTGGTCGCTGGCAGTATGATGGGTTCGGACGCATATAGGCGCTGACAAACGAGGTTCCGATGGCCGGTCTTCAGATCCCAGGTGCGTACTACACTACGGGTACGTCGTCGGCTATGGGCGCCGCGCGTGGCTTCGGGGCCGGCTACGAGTCCGCGCAGCAGACCATCGACCGCGAGCAGCAGGCGCGCATCCGGGGCGCCGCGGAAAGCCGCGCCGCTGAGCAGCATCCGCTGACCCTGCAACAGGTGGGGCAGAACATCCGCCTCGCCGACGAGCGCAACACCCGCGAGGCAGAACTGCAAGCGCAGAACATTCGCCTCGCCAACGAGCGTAACGCCCGGGAACAGGAGCGCAGCAGGATCGACGCTGCGGAAGAGGCACGCCGCGCAGGAGATTACCGCGACAAGCAGGACCAGCGTAGAGCCGTCTCGGGCGTTACGGCGCCGCCGATCCCCGGGATGCCCTTGTCAGGGTTGCAGGTACCTGCGATGCCCGCGCCCCCCGCGTCGACGCCCGCAGGGCTCATGGCTCCGATTAGCCTACCGGGACTCGACCTCAGCGAGGTGCCGGCCTCGGGCGGTGACGGTGCGGAGGGGGTCCAGCCACCCGCGGCGCAGCCAGTGGGGCGCGGCTACGCTCGCCCTACGCAGTCCCTCGGCGAGATCCTCGCCCCCGTCTCTGACTGGTTCGCCGATGCTCCGGCGCGGCGTGCGAGGCGGCAGGAGGGGCAGGCGGCTCGATCGGCCGCGTTGCTCGGCGCGGCGCCTCAATCGGAGCAGGGGGTGCTCGGTAGCCTTGTGGCCTCGGAGACGGAATCCCAGGCCGCCACGCCTGCGCGCGGGCCCGCCCCGCCGCCTCCCGCACCGCCGGAGCAGGGGGTACTCGGTGGTGTCATGGCGCCGGCACAGCAGGAACCACCCGCGGCGCCTGCCGCACCTACGGCGCCGCCGCGGCCCCAGATCACAATCGATTCGCCCACCGTCCTGGCGACGCGCAACTACACCGAAATGCAACAGCTTCAAAACGCGTACGCCGGCGAGCGTGTCGCGCTCCAGATGGCGCAGGCTGCGAGGGACCCCGCGGCCGTAGCACAGGTCGTGGCGCGTATGAACGCGATCAGCCAGCAGATGGCGCAGCGCGTGACGTACCACAACGCCATGACTGGCATCCTCTCCGACAACATGAGCAGCGCGAACGCGGCGTTGCGCAGCGCCGGTATCGAGGTCGTCCGCGATCGCGCGGGCGGGTACAACGTGTGGTTCGCCGGCCAGCTTCGGTACCCCAACGTCGACCAGGCACAGATCATCCGGCTTGTGCGGGAACTGTACGACCCGGCGCAGCAGGCCGCGCGGGCATTCGAGACCACCGTCAGCCAGGAACAGGCGATGTCTCGGGCAAAGAAGGCCGGAGACGTGGACGTGGAACGAGCCAAGGCCGAGGCCAAGGCCAGCGCGGATATCGCGATCATGGAGGCCAAGAAGAGGTACCCCGAGATGGACTGGGACATCAGGTTCAACACGGAGGGTACGCAGGCGTTCCTCTTCGACAAGAAGTCCGGTAGAACCTTCAGCATCAGGCCACCGGCCGGCCGTACGGGCCCCCTCGGCATGTCCATGGGTGGGTTCGATGCGACGCCGGTCGCCGGTACAGGAGGGCAGCGGTGAGCGACATACACAACCCTGGTACGCCTGTTGGCACCCCCGCAGCCTCCGGACTAGGCGGTCTCGCCACGCCGGTCCTAGACGCGGGCCGGCAGCTCGGGCTGCGCCCGCCCGCTGGTCCCGCAACGCAGCCGTCTGGCGGAGCGTGGTACAGCCCCGGGGCCAATAAGATGTACATGGCCGGGCAGGTGTTCGATCCGGAGGACGCGCGCTACGCCATCGGTCTGATGGGTCAGATCGACGCACCGGCGCCGCCTCCTCCGGACGCCGTGGCGCCCGACTGGCAGCCGCTGTCCCGTGAACAGTATGGGGAGTACATCGGCAAGCTGCGCGAGCGGCGCGGCGTGCTGGCCAACGTCGGATTGGGCGCAAGATCGGTCGCCGAGGGGCTCGTCGGTGGCGCCGGTCGCATCCTCGAGTACGCTGGTGCAACCGGAGCCGGTCAGGGGCTTGCCGGGTTCGCTGAACGTGCCTTCGGGCAGTCGGAGGCCGAGCAGGCGCGGAGTGCGCTGATCTCCGAATCGAACTCGCTCTGGGGTAACGTCTGGGACGCCGTCTACCAGGGGGCACCGTCGATGTTTGCGACGGTGCTGGGCGGTGTCGGAGGCGCCGCGGGGCTGGCGGCCGGCGCCGCGCGGTTAGGTATGGCTGCACGCGGCGTCAACGCAGCGCGCAACGCGGGTGGCTTTGCCGGTGCGGCGGCGATCAACTTCCCCATGGCCATGCAGTCGGCCTACAAGGAAGCCGAGTCACGCAATTACGACATGGCTGACCCGCGCGTAATGAATGAGGTGCTGGCCCTTGCCGTTACCAGCACGATCCTGAACTCGTTCGTCGAAGCGGGCGCCGGTAAAATGCTGTCGACCGGGTTCAAGGAGCTCACCAAGCAGACGACCAGGACCGCGCTCAACAACGCGGTTTGGGGTGGGCTCCGAGGCGGTATCGGCGAGTTCGCTACCGAAGCACTCGATCAGCTGATCATGTCGGCGTGGTTCGACGACGATGTCCGCAAGACGCTGAGTGCCGGCGACATCAAGGCGCTGGGGCCGCTGGTCGCGGAGCGGTACGGCCGCGATGCGCTTATCGCCGGTGGAGCGGGGGCGATCCTCGGTGCTGGGCTCGGCGGCGCGGCGAACTATCGCCGGACGACGGCACCAATCGAGGTGGAGCCAAAGGATCTGCTTGGCGAACGCCTTGTGGGCAAGACGTTCGAGGACGCGCAGGAGTCGTTCTACGAAGAGGAAGCGGGTCCATCTCGCGTCATCCCCAGCAGAGGGGCGCGCACTCCCGAAGAGGCAGCCGCGGCCGCAGGCGAGACCCTAGACCGCGGGCGGCCGCCACTGCCTCCGGCGCCGACCCCCGACCAGAGCGCCGTGCTTGCCGGCGAGTCTACGGCGGGCCTCCGCCTAACCCCCCTTCCCGAAGCCCCCCTTCCCGAAGCCCCCCTGCTTCTCCCGCCTCCCGGTGCGGCCCCCCTGCGCCGGGGCCAGGACGATACAGGTAGCGGCGGCGTAGAGTCGCGCATCGTGGGGTACACCGCCGACGGTAGCCCCATCATCGAGTTTGGGCCGGAACCGATGCCGCCGTGGTCCGTCGCCGGTAAACCGTACACGCCCACTGGCGTCGGCGCGGTCCCGGTGTCCGAGACCAGGGGTTGGAGCAACTTCGACCTGCGCACGCCGAGACTTCCTGGTGAACCTGTCGTGCCTGCGCCGGGCACGTTCGGCTACGACGAGACCCGCGAGAAGCTCGAAGCGGCTCGTCAGCAGATGATGGCAGAGGCGCGGGGTCGCGACTTCTCTGCGCTCGAAGGGAGAGACCCAGTATTCCAGCAGTTGCATGACGCGCTCCGGACCGCCGAAGAGCGCCAGAGACTGGCGGATAGGCTCGAGTCCGAGCGCCAACAGATGATGGCAAAGGCTCACGATCGGGCAGCACTCACGCGTCTGTCTGAGGCGCCGCCGACGCAAGCTGAACTGCTGTTCCGTTCACAGGATCCGTTCGGCACGTCGGAGATGCAGGCGCCGACGCAAGCCGAGCTGCTGTTCGGTTCGCAAGCTCCGTTCGTGGTTCCTGCGCCCGAAGGACAGCTGCCGGCGATATACGCGCCGCCGGAAAGAGCGGCACAGCCTATCCCTGACCGGATGCCCGCTGTGTATACCAGAGCCCCCGGTGAGGCACCTCCTGTGTACGCCGGAGCCCCCGGCGAGATGCCTGCGCTCCCTCCCCCTATCCCAGGAGTGACCGATGCCATTCAAGTCGAAGGCACAGCGCCGATACCTGCACGCAACGCACCCGAGATTGGCGGCGGAGTGGGAGCGCAAGTATCCGGTGAAGAGCAAGCTCCCGGAGCACGTACCCTCCAAAAACAAGGAACCAAGAAAGGGACAGGCGGTAAGGAGCCGCTGAAAAAGAAGGCTGCGTCCGCGCCTGAACCCACGCCCGCGCCCGCGCCTGAGCCCGCGCCCGCGCCTGAGCCCGCGCCCGCGCCCGCGCCTGAGCCTGAGCCTGAGCCTGCTGCCGCGCGTGCCGATGGCGCTGTGAAAGCGTTAACGGCTCAGATCACATCCGCAACCAAGACCGTGAACGATTTTGCTGCGCAGGTTCAGAAGACGACGAAGGTGTCGCAGCGGAGCATGTTGGTCGCCCAGCTGCGCAAGGCCATCGAGGTGTTGGATCCGCTGGTCAATCCAGAGGACGAGCTTACGCTCGACCGTGTACCGGATGACGTCGTAGAGGCTGGACGCCGCGCAGTAAGCGACGCCGGTGTGCTCGTAGCTTCGCCTCGGCCCGAGACCGAGGCGTCTACCGCGACCGAAGCGCCTGCTCCTGCCGCACCCAAGGATGGAACGCTGAGGGCGCGCACGACCGCAGCTCCTGCCGCACCCAAGGATGGAACGCTGAGGGCGCGCACGACCGCAGCTCCTGCCGCACCCAAGGATGGAACGCTGAGGGCGCGCACGACCGCAGCTCCTGCCGCGGCTGAAGAGACGCCTGTGGCCGAGATGGCCAAGTTGAACAAGGAGCTGACGGATCTCGTAAATAGTAAGGCGATAACTGGAGAGCAGGTCGAATCCATCCGCAAGGCGGCGGCGGCCGTTGTGACGAACGGCGGGTCACCCGCTGAAGCCATAGCAGCGGTGAAAACCGGTATTGACGCGGCCCTCAAAAGCAACGCCAGGGCGAGCGGAGGCGCCCCGCCGCCGGGAAAAACGCGAGGGGAGGAGCAGGAAGCGCCTCCCTCAGAAATCCAAGAGACCGCCGGTAAGCAGGACGCGCAGGCCGAGCTCGAAGGTGCGACGCTTCTCGACGACGTGGAGAACATCGTCACCGAGGCAGAACGCAGTTTGTCTCCAGAGCGCGTCCAGGAGGTCGTCGCTCGTGAGCGTGGCGGCGTCGGACCCGCAGCAACAGCCCCCGACAAGGTCTCCGGCGCGTCCATCGCCGCGGCGCAGGCCGCCGCGCGCGACGAAATCGTCGCTGACTTGAACCTCGGGGCTCGTGCAGAGAAAAGCACCGACGAGGTCGTACCTAAGAAGAACAAGCAGCGCGCAAAAGTCGAGGCGAAAGCTGCTGCGAGCCTCAAGAAGCCGCCGAATAAGCGCATGATCGAGGAGGCAGCTAGCCTCGGGCTCACGCCCGCCGAGGGGGAGACGACTGGCGAACTGCTTTCGCGGATGCGAGCCAAAGACGCCGATTTGCTTGCGCTTCGCAAGCGCAAGCAACGCATCATCGCGATCGGAGAGCGCCTGAAGGGACCAAAGCCGGCGCCGCTGCCAATGACCGAGGAGGAGCTCGAGGCCGAGATGGCCCGTTACACAGCAGAGCTCGAGGCGGAGATCGCGGCCGAAGATGCTGCGCGGCAGGACGACGCTGTCGCGGCCAACAACGGTTCGAAGGAATACATACCGGCAGCGACGAGCAACCCGGACAGCGCCGCCGCGCGTATCGACATGCCGGAGGGCCTCGGGCTCGCACTCAGCCGGTTGATCGACGCAGCACAGGAACTGGCGGCTATGGCGAAGATAGCCGATGGGCGCGCTTTGTCCGAAGCACAGCTCGAACGCGTGTACGACGTACTCACCAAGCCGGTTCTCATCGAGCGGGCCATCAACAACGGTGAGGTGTATGGGGCCGTAGACAAGAAAGGCGGCCCACTAAAGGCTTCCGAAGAACAGGCTAGCATAATCAAAACTGCGCTTCGGCGCGTGCGCGACCGCGCGGGTGACAGTCTGTTCGACGCAGCGCGCCAGCGCGTCGTCGAAGACGCTGAAGCCCTGGCGGAGGCGGAGAAGAACGCGAAGGAGGATCCTCGCGAAGCCGGTGCCATCGTCGCCGACGACATCATAGAGCTGGTGGATTATTTCGAGAGCTTGTCGTCGCCGATCACGACGACCGAGCAGTTCGAGAACTTCATCGACTCCGTCGAGGCAGCGCGTATTCTACTGGACCTCACGCCGGCAGACCTCGCGTCGAAAGCGTCCGCCAGCGCGTTGGCCACCCATATCGAGCAATGGGCTGCCTCGAGGCTAGCGGCAGATCCGGATACGACCGCACCAAACACGCTGGATGCGTTGCAGAAGAACCTGCTAGACGTCATGACAGCAGTCGGCAAGGATCCGCGGTTCGCAATCGAGATGAACGTGGCAGCAAACCGCGCCGCGCGCGTGGGGAAGCAGCAGTTCGACGAGGACCAGGTATCGGCTAGCTTCCTGGTGGAACTGATCGACGCGTTCAACACGGGTCGGCGCCCGCAGTGGAGCCGCGTGGACACCAGTGCTGCCCGGACGCATAAGAACCTTCTGGCAGATACCACTGTCGTCAACACGTTCATGTACGACGGCCACCCGCTGTCGCATTACTTGAGCGTGGACCCGGCCAAGCTCTTCAACACGATGATCATGCCGGACGGTACTACGCGGATATTCCCGCAAGACCCGGTCGTGCAGCGGGACGAAGCCGAGCGCATCATGGCAATCCCCGACAAGGCAGCGCGGGACCGAGGCGCCGAGGCGTTGGGGTACGTCGTACCAGCGATGCGCGGCTGGGATGGCACCCGCGAGCAGTTCGAGACGAAGTACAGAACCGTATGGGCGAAGGCAAAGGCGGCTCAGGCGAGGGCCGGGACTGGACGCGCGTCGCTGGCTGACTGGAACACAGTCGCCGACGCGCGTAACCTGGACGGCTCGCGGGTGCAGCCCCTGGCACCAGGGCGCCTGCGCATGATGGTCAACACGTTTCTGTCTAGGCTGGCGATCAGACCGACAGTGCACGTGTACCGCAATCAGGCCGACCTGAGACAGCGGGCGCCGGACATCTACGCCCGCGCGAAGAGCGCCGACCCAGACCCGACCCGGTTCGACACCGCACGGACGGCAGGCTACATGTTCGATGGCGATCAGGTGATCGTGTTCTCGGACAACATCGCCAACGAGCAGCATCTTCAGTTCGTTTTGGCACACGAGATCCTCGGCCACGTCGGGCTGCGCGGGTTCATGCCGGGGACCGACTTCGACGCGCTAATGGACGACGTGTACGTGCGCGACCGGGTCGTGCGTGATCTCGTCGATGCGCGTATGCAATCGCAGCCGGGACGGACGCGTAGCGAGCTCACGGAGGAGTACCTCGCGGACCACGCGGGACACCTTGCGGTCAGCACCATGGCGCGGATCTGGAAGGCCATCAAGGGACTGCTGAACAAGTTGGGAATGCGGTTCGGTGACGAATCGGCGCGCTACGTCCTCGATCAGTCGCGTCGATATGTCCGGTACGGAGTTCGTGCGTCGCGGTTCGACGCACAGGCTGTCGGCCACCGGATGATCCAGGTAGCGGCCGGCGCCACACCGGGAGCGGGTCGGTATTCCACTGTCGGCGAGTTCATGACGACCAACGAGCGCCTCGCCTCGATGCTCTTCGACCAGGGCAAGTGGTGGGAGGGCAACTGGTTGCAGACGGCGCTCACTACCGCACGCGATGCCACAACCAATTTCGGCGCGACGTGGGACGCGTTCAAGGCGCGGTTCCTGTCGCTCTCGAACTTCCGCTCGCTCGAGAACGCCGGTATGGCGGAATCCGTTCGCTTGTATGGAATGACCAACCAAAAGGCACAGGCTGTACTGCGCGACGCTAACGACAGGCTCGAGCGCCTGTATGACGCCAACTCTGCCGATCGCGACATGTTCTCGCAGATGCTGTACCACACGCGACTGGCGGCATCCGAGCGGTTCAGGCCGCGCGACTGGACCAAGCCGCTGGTCGTGATAGACGACGAGACGGGCCAGATAACGCCAGACGCCGAGGAGATCCGCAAGCTCGTGGACGCCGGCACGCTGACATACGAACAGCTTCGCGACGGATTTGAGTATACTGCTGCACGTACGGGTCTGGACATCGACCCGAAGACAGGCAAGCCCGTTGTCGAGAATGTCACGCGCAAGTCGCCGGCGTTTCCCAAGCTCACCAAGGAGCAGTACGAGGTATATCGGCAGACCCGCGAGACGGTCGCACATGTCGAGGTGCAGTTCCTGGCTGCGCGCATCACCGAGGCGTATGAGAACCGTCGTGTCACGTTCGACGGACTCGAGGGCCTGTTCGCGACCGGCAAGGTGGATCGTGAGAGCCGCCGCGTCATCGGTGCTCTCACGAATATCTACACCGCCGCGTATGCTGCTGGTATCGACTTCGACGACCGCGGCGTACCGAAGTTCGACCGCGCGTCTCAACGCCGCGCCGAAGAGTTCCTCGTCGCCATCAACCAGGCATTCATCGTTCGTGAGATCGATGGCGCCGAAGCTGACAAGCGTATCGATGTGCTGCGCGACTTCCTCGCCCGGGTGGAGGGTCTCGATCCCGCATACGCCGCGCGGTTGGTGCAGGACTTCAAGGCCATGTTGCGTCGGCGCCGGAACATCGCTCCTCGCGACGCCGACCCCGAGCGGTTCGCTCTTCAGAACGCCATCAAGCGCGTCAACATGGTGGACCTACCGAGCGAAGACGCGCAGCGCATGGCCCGGCAGACGATCGGATCCGGGTATGCACCGTTCCTCCGCGACGGTAAGTTCGAGCTTCGTATCGAGGCCGTAGGCGCAGACGGCAAGCGGGTACGCCTGCATCCGGACCACAGGGCGCTGCTCACGTATTCGCAGTTCGACACGCGCAGCGAAGCCGTCAACGGCGCCAACGCGATGAACGAGGTCCTCAAGACCATGAAGGTCGAAGTCCTCGCGATGTCGGATACGTCGCCGGGCGGGTGGCAGCGTACCGAGGTTACGCTGCGCGCTCAGGCGGGGGTACCCGTCGACGCCATCGCGGCCGATCCGCAGCTTAACCTGAACGAGTTCATGTACGGGCTCAACCTGTTCGGTATCGACCTGCATCCAAGCAAGCGCGAGCAGATCGTGCGGACGCTGTCGAAGCAGAACGCCAACGCCCGGCGGCGGTTGTTGTTCAGCGGCAACCCGGGCGTCGACCCCAACTCGCTGGTGATGGCTCTGTCGAAGCACCTCGAGGCCCGGGCGTCGCAGATCGCCAAGGCGCTGACACGTACGCAGCTGCGGGAACTGCTCAACCTCGATAACCCGCGGAGCCGGCGCTTGTGGAGCGGCGACTACGTAGGTGTCACACAGGCGTTTGCCGCTGTGCGTAACGCAGCGAACCCCGCAGCGCGTAATCTGGCGCAATGGGAGCTCGACCGGCAGCTGTACATGTACGTCACTAGCAACCCTGGCGCCGCCGGCTGGACTGGAGATCCGGCCACGCTGCCGCAATTCGAGGAAGCGGCCGCGTCCGACGTGAAGGAGGGGAACAAGTACTACAACGAGACGGCGCGTACTCAGGAGCTGATGGAGTCGCACCAGACGGTCGACGATGCGCTGGGCACTCCGGTTGAGAAGATCCGTAGCTTGACCAGCATCATCTCGTTGGCCGGATCGATAGCTAACGGCGGGCTTAACCTGATATCGCCTTACACCAACTGGATGCCGTTCATGGCGTCGTACAATGCCAAGAACGGCTTTGGTGGTGGGTTCGCGCTGTCGGACGTCGTCGTCGAGTACGAACGGGCCGCCATGCAAGTCGGGTTGGTCAAGGCGTTGCGCCTGGGCAGCGACCTGGAAAGCGCCCCGTACTACGAACGTGTCGCTCGCGACCCTGCGCTGATGAAAGAGCGCGGTCTTACGCGCCATGAGGCGCTTGCGATGGCGCAAGAGATCAGGGCCGGCAAACTCATTCCGGCGCAGACGAACGCGATGGTCGCGACCAGTGCAGGAAGCATGTTCGGTGCGAACGCCACGACGCGTCGGATCGTCGACACGATCATGGTGCCGTTCAACCGGACGGAGCAGGCTGCGCGCAGGAGTGCGTTTCTCGCAGCCTACCGTATGCACTATGCCAAAGTCATAGCCGCTACCGACGGGAGTGCAGAGGCCGCGGAGGTGGCAGCCAACGCCGCGCGCGAGTTCGCAGCGACCAGCCTGGACCTGACGCTCGGTGAGTACTCTCTGCTCAACCGTCCGCTGTTCTGGCGCTACGGCCCGCTGTCTCTGCTGTACATGTTCAAGGTATACCCGACGACGGTGATCCAGTTGCTGGCGAACCTGTCGCCCAAAGCGCAGCTGGCTATGCTGCTGTCGCTGTGGATGCTGGCTGGTCTCGAAGGGTTGCCCTTCGCGGAAGACCTCGAGGACATGGTCGACACGCTGGCTCAGAAGATCGGACCCATGGTCGGTATTCAGCAGCCCTCAGTCCGCGCCGTGGTCGCCCGCGCCGTCGAGGACATAGCCCCGGGTCTGTCCCCCCTCATCCTGCGTGGCGCGCTCACGTTCGCCATGCCGGACTATGGTGCGGCCGGTGCACGGCTGAGCCTCGGTGACCTCGTACCTGGCACGGGTATGTTTCTCGCCGGCTCGAAGCCGTGGGAGGAGTTCAAGGACATCGCCGGTCCTGCGGGCTCCGTGATCACCGGCGTCGGCGCGTCGCTCTTCGACACGTTGAAGCTGCCGTTCGCCGCGGATAAGCCGCAGGCCCTCGTCGACATCATGCGTGAAAGCCCCGTCACGATGATGCGCGCCCTTGGGGACGGGCTGGCGTACCACAGCAGCGGTGCCGTCGTGGACAGGCGCGGCTACGTCGTGCACCCGGAGGCCGACGCGATGACCATCGCTTCGCGGCTCATGGGGTTCTACCCGTTCAAGGCTGCGGAACAGTACCAGCTGATCAAGTATCAGAAGCGCGTGGTCGACTTCCAGCGGGAGATCACGACGTCATTCCGCGTCCAGTGGATAAAGGCCAAGATGCGTGAAGACGAAGCCGCCGCCGAGGCGATCGTGGCAGCCGTCAACCGCTGGAACGAAGGCGCCGCCGGGACTGCGCTCGAGATACGCTCGTTTGTGCGGAACTCGGTAATTGCGTTGCGCGAGGCACGTCGCCCCGCCGGCGAACGTGCACTGCGGACGACCCCGATCGCAGGACGCGAGGACATCGGCGCCTTGTTCGAGGCCATCACCATCAACTAACGGCTGCGGAGACTGAGGACGTAGCCGCAGCCGCAGCCGCGTCGCTGAGAACACCGGCGAACCGCGCATGCTGAAGGTTGACCCCGAGTACGTACTGCTGCGGGATCTTGATAGGTGTATCGCGCCCCATGTACGCCTTGTCGTTGCGCACCGGCGCCAGCACGTTGTCGCGGGTGAGGTCGGCGACGAACAGCCGGTAGTCGAACCCGCGCGTGGATAGCCAGCGCCGGAAGTGCGTCCGGTCCAGAAGCAGCAACCCACGGTCGAATGGTGTCGTCGGACCCGCGCGGTACAGATCCATGCGCACCCGCACCTCCCCGCGCGGAAGCCTGCTAAGATCCGGCTGTGGCTGCGATGCGCCGGTATGGAACACGGTTATAGTGGCAGCGCCGTGCGCGTTCATGTATTCCGCTATCAGATCGTAGGCGTCCACCGCCGACTCGATCATGCTGGTACGCGTCGTGCCTAGCTGACGGAGAACGTGTTCGATACAAGTACGCGGGTCGAACCGCACGAGCTGGAGCTGCGCGGCTATCTCACCGGCGAGGTCCGCCATGACGATGCACTGCTCCCAGTACCGCTCGGCGCCCGAGAACGAGCACTGGTACTTGCTGAAGAACCGCTCGCGGTGCTCCGCGATCGCCGCCCGCACTCCGATCGATCCTAGTCCGACAAGGTGCGCCAGCAGATCCCGCCCAGCGTGACCGTAGTTCGCCGCCAGGATGTCGTACAGGCGCTTGCCGAGGTTGGTGCTGCGCGAAAACATAGGGTGCGGGTTGACGGTCAGCTCCAATAACCGGGCCATCTGCGCATCGGTCTCGAGGCCGCCCGATGCGAGCACCGACGTCATCGACCGGTTGCTGCTGGTCGTGACCACCGTGGACCATGTCTTGGCGTCGCGCTCTTCGGCCAGACGCGTCAGGCGGGCCTTGTCGCGCCCCTGGCTGACCCAGTACAGGAAGTCACCGATCTCCTTCGCTGGCATCATCGTGGTTTCGTCGATCGTGACAGGGAGGTTGTTGTATTGCGCAATACGCGCGAACAGCGCGTTGGTCGTGAACTTTGCTGCGTAGTGCAGCCTGCTCGGGTCGCCCCATACGCTCTGCTGCCAGAACTGCGCAAGCGTCTTGCCGGTGCCTGTCGGGCCGTATAGGTTGAGCGTCATCCCGCGCAACCCGCTGAACTGGTACAGCGGCGCCGACATCGACACCAACAGAGCGAACATATGGAGCGGCATGCCTGCCTTGCCGGCCACCTCGGTCAGCGCCACCCACGCGTCGCGTGATCCGGTCACGACGAACGCGTTGTCGACTGAGCGCCCGGACGAACCCGCAGCAGCAACCTGCTCCGTCGTGACCTGTCCGGTCGGGGTGCGTGTGAACAGCGTATCGCCCAGCAGGAACTTGTCCTCTTTCCACCCCATGCTAGCGTAGAGGTTGGTCATCGCGCGCAGCTGGCGCAGTTCGTCCATATACGCGCGCAGCATAAGTTGAAACAGCTCCGTCTGTTTAGCGGTTGCCAGAACGATGCCCTGGTCGGCACAGACCTGCGTGAACTCGCGCCGGGCGCTGTCGGCGAGAAACGCCTGCCGGAAAACCAGCGGCTGCCACCCCATATGGGGGCGGTTCCATCGATAGCGCACTGTCTCGTACCCGAGGACGTCGTCGCGGCCGTAGCCGACCGGGTAGATCTCGAAGCGGCAAACGTCGACCTCAACCTCGTCGATCGTCACGACGACGCCGCGCGCCGTGCGGCGCCAGGGGCGCGGTAGCGGAACCTCCTGCGCCTGTGTGTCAGGGGCGGGGGGCGGCGGCGCCTCTGCCGTCTGGACCCCCAAGCGCGCAGGCGTCCCGATCCGGCCCGCGAACCGGCAGCCGCCGCAACCAGCAGGGCGTTCCGCCTCGAACCGTGCACACGTTGCCGGTCCGGTTGCTCGATCCCGCCATTGCTGGAGCTTGGCCAGCACCGCCGCCTCGGAGTAGCCCGGGTGCCCCGCGCTCCACCGCTTTGCAGTCTCCTCCGGCTCGCGGCAGGCTGACGCGATCCCGAGCAACGCGTACCACAGAGGCTCCTGGACCTTGTCCGGGTGGTCGATTGCCCACCGGACCTGTGCGCACAGCTGGGCGATCGCCTCGGGGTCTGCTGGGGGGAAGTCGCTGTGCACGGCCATCGCAGCCAGCAAGGCCGATCTCCCGGCCGCTGGCGAGCGAACCGGCATCGCGGCTGGTGCCGCCGTCAGCAGCATGGAGAGATCGTCCACGGACACGGGCGCCGCGTCCATGAGGACCCGGACCATACGACCGCCCTTCCGGTTGACCGTACCGACGGGGCGCAGGACCCGAGCCGCATCGGCCGGGACCGATGGGTCGAAGGCGGGCTTACCGCCGATGGTCGGGATCAGCGCCTTCAAGCCACTGGCGTACCGCGCCCATTCGGGGAGGGGCAACGCCTCCTCGAGTATCCAGTAGACGTGTAGGCCGTTTCCGCTGTGGACGACGACGGGGCGTGGTAGGCCGTGGTCTGTGACAAACGCGCCCAGGGCACGAAGCCCTTCCTGCCAGGAGGGGTATGGTTTCTCCGGTCCGCAGTCGATGTCCAAGAACAGTGCCTTGGTGCTGTGGACATTCGCCGCCTTGCGGCCACCGTCAATCGCCCGGAACGACGAGACAGCGTAGTAGGTGTTCTGCCCGTCGGCGTCGAGCAGAGCCACCCGTGCTGCCAACGCGTCTACCGTTTCATGGAACTGCTGTCGCGGCCGCCCGGCGTGGGTTAGCGCAAACGACACGTAGAGCCCTTCCGGCGGAAGGACACGCCGGAGGAAGTCGCCGATGATCATGGGGCACCCCTGTCGCTGGAGCGAGTAGTGGCCGCCCCCGAGGGTAGAGGCGGCCACCATGTTAGGCGCGACGACCGACCACCGCAACCAGCCGGTCCAGACGCTGACCGGGTGTCAGCGCCATGGCGTCCGGCGTCGGCCAGCGCCGCGCCGTGACCAGGGCCGCCAGCTTGCCCGTGACGTGTTGCACGGTCGTGATGTTGTCGCCCTGCGGCCACGCCTTCGCTGTGACCCACTTGTAGTACGTCAGGCGCGACACGCCGTAGAGGTGCGCCATGTCGCTCTGCGTGAGGTGCAGGAACTTCCTCAGTTTCTCCACCCGCGTCCAGAACGCGTCGCTGAACGGGGGCTTGGCGTCCTTGGGCCGGAACGGCCGTCCACGCTTCATGCTGGTCATGGCACCCTCACGCGTCGTCGCCGGCGATCTCGGCGAGCATGTTCTCGATCTCGGTGCCGATGTCGACAGCCGGCGCCGCCGGGGCCGCCGAGACCGCGGGGGCCGCAGCCTCGGCCGCACTGGCCTTGGGCGGACGACCGCGGCCGCGCGGTTGGGCGGCGGGGGCCTGCGCGGCCAGCTGCGCACTGGCGACCGCCCCGGTGGTCGCGGCCGGAGCGGCCGTCGGTGCCGCCCCGAACCCGCGCCGCGGCGCCTGCTGCTCGAGCGGGAGCGTACCCTGCTGCGGCACCCCAGCACCGAACCCGCGCTTGACCGGAGCCGGGGCCGGGGCCGGGGCCGGGGCCGGGGCCGGAGCCGGAGCCGGGGCCGGGGTCGGGGCCGGAGCGAGAGCCGGAACGGGAGCCGAAGCCGTCTCGCCGGTGATCCGCTGCACGATCTCGGACCCGACCAGACGGTCGACGACGCGCAGCGTCTCCTCGGTGATGAAGCCCCCGAACTGGAACTTGAGCTTCGGGAACGACGCGTCCGTGTCGAACCCGACCATCGTGACCACGGTCTCCGGAGCGATACCGCGCACCGCCAGTTCCTTCTGATACGCGTTCAGACCCTTCAGCGCCGCTGGCGTCACCGAGAGCAGGTACACCGTTCCTTCAGGGTCGTCCGCCGAGATGATCGCCAGCCGCTTGGTGTCGGAACACGCCTTGAGCTGCTGCCCCTGGAGACCCGCGCGGCTGCCCCAGACGGCCTGTGGACACGTTGCGCAGATGTCGGACTGCGGCGACGGGACACCAGCGTCGGGGCGCACTCCGTCCATGGACTGGCAATCGGGCTGCTCGGGCTCGTTGTCCGGCGACCACGCCTTCAGAAAGAAGGTCTTGGTCAGCGCCGGATTGGCACCGACGATGACGGCCTTGAGGAACGTCGTCGGCAGCACGGTCTCGGTGCCGTCCTCGATCGCGCGGAAGCGCCCGCCCTTGATCGAGATGCGCGGCAGGCTCTCGCCACCCAGGTTGGCGGCGATCGCGTTGGCCAGGGCGCTCTTGCGGTTCTGCAAGTGCGCCGGAAGTTGGGTATTCACGGGAACAAGCATTATATATCCTCTATCGGTTGGGTAGTTGGTACGTAGATTGCGCTGTATTTTCTGTACACCTCCCTCAGTCGTCGGCCTTAGCCGACGGCTTGCGCACCGAAACCTCGATACGCTGTCCGTAGTTCACACCCGGCGGCACGTTGCCGGACGCGTCGATGTGGGCGCGCACCGCCGCCTTGGCGACCCGCCGTTCCAGCATGTCGAACGCGTTGTTCTGGCGAACGAACGTCAGCACGGCATCCCAGTCAGCCACGCTCGCGAAGTCGAGCGTGCTCAGGAACGCCGTACCGGCCGACGTCTTGAAGCTGTTCACACCCTGGGTCTCGGCTTGCTGCCGGATGTACCCCTCCAACTTGTCCATGCGGGCGCTGACGTCTGCCAACTTCGTCTTGGTCTCGGCCTCGATCGCCCGCTTCTGATCGCGCAGCGTCAGGTATGCCGAGATCACCTGATCCATTGTCACAGCCATGCTAACCCTCCGTTATCAGGTCCAACAGCAGACCTTGTAGTTTCTGTTTCGCCTCTAGTCTAGCGTATACCCGCCGCTCGAGCTCTGTCGACTCGATGTGGATTACGGTAGACGACTTCTTCTTGCCGATGCGTTCGATGCGACCACACGCCTGTGTATACGTCTCGTTCGACGGCACCGGACCGAACCATACAATAGTGTTAGCCGCCGTCAGTGTCAACCCATGAGCCATCGTCGCGGGGTGTGCAACGAGTACGCGAGGGTCGGCAGTATCCTGGAACTCGCGGAATATACGGTTGCGCTCTGCTGCACCGACCTCGCCGTTGACAGCAGCGACGGTGAAGTGCTTGCCGAGCTCACGGACGAGCATGTTGAGTGTCCCTGTGAGGGGGACAAAGACGATCACCTTGGCGCCAGCTTCGTCGACGATGTCGCGAACAAGGCTAACCCGCGGTGCGCAGTCGAGCTCGATGTGCGTACCGTCGTCTCCGTATACGACACCACAGGCGATCTGAATGAGCTTCTGCATCTTGACGGCCTCGTTGACGGCCGTGATGGCCCCTTGCGCCGCTTCGGTGACCAGGTGTCGCAACATCGTCGTGTAGTGCTTCTTCTGGTCAGCCGTGAGCTCCACGCTACGCGTCTGCACGACGGTCTCGGGCAGATCGACGCATTCGTCGCGCGTATACCGAACAGCCGGTTGCAGTATGTTACGCACCACCGACACGCTGTCAGGACGCGGCATCCACCGGTACTGCCCGACCTTGGCCATGACCTGATCGCGGAACGCTGTGTAGGACGGCGAGCAGTGTGGATTACCGACCAGCTGGGCGAGGGTCCAAGCGTCAGTCGGTTCGTTGGGGGTGGGCGTCCCGGTCATCAGCCACAAACGAGTCGATGGGTTTCGCCGCATGTAGTTGCGAATGTATTTGTAGCGCAGGGTGCTCGGGTTGCGCAGCACGGCAGCCTCGTCGACGATGATGAGGTCGAACGCACCGTCGCATTCGCCAGCGATGATCCCGAACCCGTCATGGTTGATGATCGAGAAGTGCGCGCCCTGACTTAGCAGCTTACGCCGCCGCTCGGCGGCCCCGTGCAGCACCGTATGTGTGCGTTGAGGGAACGACATGAACACGGCATCCCCCCACACCCGCTCGAGTGTCGACAGCGGCGAGATGATGAGCACACGACGAACTGTGCCAACACGCATCAGGTAGTCCGCAGCCCACAACGCCGCCTGTGTTTTGCCTGTACCGATCTCGTTCAGCACGAGAGCGCGTGGGTGCAGGGTGAGAAACGCCGCGGTGTCGCGTTGATGCGCCATCGGGCGGAACCGGCCAGGCCAGTCGTAGTAATGCAGGATGGGCGACGGCGCCTCGATGCCGAGGTTGCGCAGGATGCGGACTGCGTCGACAGTGTGCGGCACTGCCACGGCTGTACGCCCCGTGGACGATCGCTTCAGCGTACGAGCAACCGGTAGCGCGTCGAGAACTCGCTCCGGGTAGTCCAACGCCAGCGCCAGGACCTGTGACTGCGGAATGACTAGCATGAGTCCTCGCCTCCTCCGACGCCTGCTCTCTTACGGATGTACTCTACGGCAACGTCGATAGTGTCATCGTCGTATACCAGAAACACTGTAGCACCCGCAAGTCGCATCCGGTTCATCGTCGCGATCTGCACACGCGTCGGCTTCTTGGTCGCATTTGCCTTGCACTCGATAGCGACGAGATGCCCACGCACAAGGACCAGTCGGTCCGGCACCCCCGAGCGGCCGAACGGCCCAGCCTGCGGCGCGTACGACCAGACGTCGATGTGAAGCTGGTTCAGCTTAGCTTCCAACCGGCGCTTGATGCGCCCTTCCGGTGTGGTCATGATCGCTTACTCCGCGTCGGGGCACAGGTGACGGGCTGGGCACCATCTGCACAGCCTGCTCGGTCTGGCGGGCCATTGGTCGATGGACGCCGCATGCTCGACGCGTTCGATCTTCGCCATCAGTCGGCCGCGCATGGCGTCGAAGCTAGACCTCGGGTACCAGTCCGAGTCGATGGCCATCTCCCGCAGCCAGACGAACGCGGTGTACGTGCGCCGCACTTCGGGATGCACGGTCATGAGCACCAGGGAGAACAGCTCCAGCTGGTCCTGATCGACGACGCGCTTGCCCGTCTTCCAGTCGATGACGAGGCCGACACCGCCGCCGATGATACTGGCGTCGAGCTTTGCACGGAGCCACGCGTCAGGCGAATACCACCCTGTCACAGCCCAGGTGCGCGTCAACGCGACCTCACGCTCCGCCGTCGCGCCCCGCGCTTTCAGCATGTCGAGGACGTGCTTGATCGGTACGAGCTCATCCGGGACGACGTCGTGCTCGCCCCGGAGGTACTTCTCGATCTTCGCGTGCACGCGTTCGCCGTATGCTGAAGCGGCAGACCCAGGATCAGGAAGCCGCGGGCGGCGCAGACGCTGGAACCAGTACCGCTTCGGGCACTGCTCGAACAGCTTCAGCGTCGAGTACGAGTGGGTAAGTTCGTAGTTCATTCCACGACCTCCAGAGACACGTCCGCTTCGTGCAACATCGCCGCAGCCACGTCGAACTCTTCCGAGGGCATGCTGGTCGTACCCGTCGAGACGAAGACACGACGCACCCCCGCCTGGATCAGCATCCGAGCGCATCTCGAGCATGGGTGGTGCGTCACGAAGGCATACGTATCAGCAAGGGCCACACCCTCGCGAGCCGCCTGTGCGACGGCATTCTCCTCTGCGTGGCTCGTCCACAGGTACTTGGCCGGGCGCTCCATGCGCTCGGGCAGATCAAGGACCCTCCGCGGGAGCCCGTTGTATCCTGTCGCCAGGACAGTGCGCTCGATTCCGACGATGACACACCCGACCTTCGTCGACGGGTCCTTCGACCACGTCGATACGGTACGCGCCAACTCGATGAATCGCTCGATCCACTTGTTGCTCATTTGCAATCTCCATACGTCTTGCCCGCGCCAACCGAGCAGGCGAGAGGAAGCGTCGGCGCCCAGTGCGGCGGCGCCGACATGATCATCCTGACGTCGTGCTTCGCCTCCTCGACATCCGCGTCCGGCACACACAGCACGTTCTCGTCGTGGACCTGTAGCACGACAGGCCACTTCTTCGACAGCGCCAGCAACTGCGTCGTGACGACGATGCGCGACAACGCCTGGATGACGTTCTCCGTGACCTTGCCACCATGCAGCGGCGTCATGCGGTGGTACGGGATCTCCTCATTGCGGCTCACCGCATTGATTACGTCGCGATACACACGGTTATCGCCAGCGTAGTACCACTGGGCTCCGCGCGAGCCGGCGAGCTGAGCTGAACGCAGCAGCGGGTACTTGATGTCGAGACCGTTGGGCAAGGTAATGCCCCGCGTACTCGTGGTCAGCTCGTCGTGCAGCACGGCGTCCGACAAGGGGGTCTTGTCGCCGTGGCTCATGGCCGCCAACGCGTCCGCGCACCGGCGCCAGAACCGAGCGATGCGCCAGTACGTGGAGCGGTACAGATGCACGATGTTACGCGCCTCGGCCTCGTCGAGTACGACCTTGACCCCGCCAAGACCGATCTCGAGCGTCTGCCGAAACCGGTCATGACCCATGCCGTAACCCAAGCCGAGAATGCAGGTCTTGCCGACGTGCCGTTCGATTACGTCCGCCCTTGTTATGGTCCGACCGTAGATGCGAGACGCGAAATCGCAGTACACGTCCTTCCCGTCGCGGAACGCGTTGAGCAGATCGTCCTGGCCGGAGACCCAGGCCAGCATCCGCGCCTCGATCTGTGCACTGTCGCCTGCGACAAGCGTGTGTCCCGGCGGGGCCTTGATCGCCTTGCGCAGAGTACCCCCGCGTCGAAGGTTCTGGAGATTGATCTTGTCGCCACCACTGAGCCGCCCAGTATGCGCGCCGTAGTAGTTCAGCATCACCGGCAACGAGCCACGGTCGGCAACACCAAGAAGTCTCTTGGTGCGCGTCTCCTCGATCGTCGAGCGAACGCCCAGGCGCGCAGAGACAAGTTCCGCCACGACGGGGTTCTCGTGGTTGAGCAGATCCATGAACGACGTGTTGCTCTTGTTGAACCCGTATCTCATCTCGCCGGTCGCCTTGCTGCGCTCCATAGGCGGGTCGATGCCGACGAACCTCAGCATCTCGGCAAACTTGTCGTTGCTCTGGAGCATGTCCTTGGCGTCATCGCTGTCACCAAGCCCGAGGTTCTCGAGCGTGGTATTCTTGCGCGCAATGGTCTCCTCGAGATGCTTGCGAAGCGTCAACGCGTCGAGCTCGAGGCGCGGCTCGGTGAACATCCGAATTACCTTGTCGATGAGCATGAGCTCGGACGCGGGCATCGTACGCGACAAGAGCCGAAACAGCTTGTACGTCAACTCGACGTCGTTCTTGCAGTACTTACCGTACTGCGTAAGAGCCTGCGGTGAGAAGTCGCCGCGGCGCATGCCGATGGCCTGCACCACTTCGGTCCCCTTCTCGCCGAGCTGGAAATGACGGGCGAGCGCAGACAGAGACCCCCCGACGTCGACCCGATAATGCGGCCGCGCCATGGACAACGTATCCAGCCAGAGCGCGGGCTTGATCCCGTAGCGCCAACTCAGTATGGCCCCATCGAACCACGTGTTGTGCGCGAGGATCGCCCGCTTGGAGTAGTCCATCGAATGCAGGAACTTGCGGATCAGGTCGTCGTCGCCGGTGCACCAGTCCGCAGGATGGTCGTTGATCTTGACCCCCACACCGATCACCTCGAACCTGGGATCGCGGATATACTGCTCGGTCGTGATCCGCGACAGCGAGTACTCGCGATCGTAGAACGTCTCGAAGTCGATGGTTACTATGTCCATGACACCCCTCCTAGAGTGCGGTTGTGTATCGTCGTGTTGCGCATCTGTACGTGGCGCTCACGCAGCGAACGCGGATCATCCTCGTACCGCACCCCAGTGCGGTTGGCAAGTCGCGCCCACAATGCCTCGCTCGCCGCAACCGACGCGGCATGCTCGACCTCGCTTGTATGCGGGACGACAACGCGTAAATACATCCGCTGGTTGACGCGGAACACGCGTATCCTGGGCTCCCGCTTGATCGTCCGGACTGCGATCATGAGCGCGGGATACGCGCACTTCAGCTCTGCACCGACCTCGACCAGCGGCGCCGACAGAGTATCCCGCGATCGCAGCAATGCGACCACGCGGCTGTACAGTTCATCGCTTGACATGGCACTCCCACCAAACGAGTTTTCTGGTCGGCGCACTGAGCGCGAGAGACGCCCGAAGAGTGACAGCCTGCGCCTCACACGCTTTCAGGGTAGCGACGCGTTCAACATGCCCGTGACACACCCGGCGCTGCGGCGGGTCGATCGCGCACAGAAACCCGATGAACAGGACCTCGACGCCGCTCATGGCTTCCCCTTTTCGTAGAAGTGGCAACTCCGTACTGGATACTTGTTGTCGCGATAAATGTCGCCTCCGAGTGGCTTGTTCCATGGCGTGCCCGCCCACCACTTGACCGCCGGCAGCTTGGGCATTTCTGGGTTTGGAACTTCGCAGAATCCAACCCCCGTCAGCCGACCGTTTCGACGCGTCCACTCCGCATAACGACACGATAGGCATAGATGTGCGCTCATGGCTTGGCCTCCAGTGCGGCGCGGGATGTTTTCCTGTCCCATGCCTCCAAGGTGCGGCGGCGGATCTCAACAAGCGCCTCGTGCTCGCTCAATCCGGCCGTTCCGCCGGTATGCGCGATCGCCGCTATTGCTTGCGCGTCGCCGCGCAGTCGCTCAATCTCGGCCCACAGCGCGGCGCGGTCGCGGGTCAGCTGCTCGATCTCGGTCAGCAGCCACGCGCGGTCTTTGTGCGTCTGAACACGGTCGGTCAGCGACTGCTGATATACCTCCGTCGCGGCATGCCGCGCGCGGATCTCCGCGATCTCTGCGGGATACTTGACCATTATTCGCTCCTCGTGAAAATCGACCGCACCGGGTCGTTGTGGTCGGGCCAGCACTCGACCTCGGAAACGCCGAGCGACGCGCCGCCCTTCGGGCCGTAGAGCGACACGAGCCGCTCCTCGGAATTGTTCTGCCGCATCCCGTGCAGCAAATACTCTGCGTCCTCGCGACGCGAAAACGTGTAACGTCCTTGCGCGGGGAACGCGAGCCGTCGCGTCCCGTCGCCCGCGTCGAAGGTGATGACGTAGCGCGCGTTCATGTGGGCCTCCCGTGATTTACACCAGCGACAGATGAAGCCGGTACGCGTCGCGAACGCGAGCACGCTGTACTCGTTGTCGCATTTCCTGCACACGCGCCTGGCTTTGGTCATCGTCCGTCCTCCGCTTCGACAAGGATCAGCCCCGCGTTCTCGGCGTTGGCGATGAAGAACACCTGTCGGGTGATCTCCAGCTCCTTTGCGTTTGGCGACAGGTAGGTATCCCATAGCGTACCGTACCGGTTGCGCGCAAGGCGCTCGGCAAGCTCACGACGTCTGCTGGACACGTTCATCGGTTGGCACTCCTATATCTACGAATCGTCCTGCGTACGCTGAAGATCGAACTATCATCGCGTCGGTGCGGCGCCGAGTGGTTGCTGCCTATGATGATCGTAGGCTGGCCGACCACGTGGAGCTTCACGTGGTCGGAGTACTCGACGATGCGCCACGCATCTCGCGGTAGCTCTGCATCGACCATGGCAAGGATGCGTTTGTCTACACGCATGGCCTGTCATCCGTACCGCCGCCGCGTTTGACGTACGCCATGAGGAACATGATGCAGCAAAGCGCGTGGGCGAGATGCGACAGACCTGTCTCCTGGTCACGGTCCTCGCCCATCCACCACGCCCACAGGTGCCGCATGGCAGCGGAATATGGCCGATGCCACGCCATGCCCTTCTCCCAGTTCCGGGGGCCGTATTTCGCCGCCCCGAACTCGAGCACGGCCAGCACCTCCTGAATAACGTCACCTGGCAGCAGATGCCATGGGAGTTTACCGTTGTCGTCTTTGCGTCCTTCGGTCATAGCGCACTCCGTCACTTGTGGTCAGAATACACGCCCGCCAAGCGGCGAACGTCGGAACCGTTCTTCTTGAGCAAGGCGTCGAACTGCATGAGGTATTGCTGCGTCGTGAGCGGCGCATTGCTGTGTCGACTGAGCAGGTGTTCCAGACGTCGCAACGTCAAGTCGTCGAGAGCACAATCGCGAATGCTACCCCACATAAAAGCCGCCTCTTGACGAGGCAGCCAGAAACTGACGTCGAGAGCGCGATACGCCGCAACTGGGTCCTGACGCCGCTGGGTGCCTATGCCCTCGAACACCGACAGACGTATGCGCAACTGGATCTGGTCGCGCCACGCCCGGCGCAAGATCGTGAGCCTCTGCATGGCCGCTTTGTCCATCCGATCGCGCAGCGGAGGCAGCGAGTTGAGGAACTTGCCGTTCCGAATGTCGAGCCGCAAGCCATCCGCCAGCTCTGCGCGTACGGACGCGGCGTCGTAGCCCAGCCAAAACCTGCTCCCCCGGGAGATCCGGTCGACCCATGTGTGCATGATTGCTCGAGGCGCTACGAGAGCCGCGATAGCCACCTCGTACTCGTTGCGCATGCTAAACGTGATGACGTCGTCCGGCGACCACGTGAACACGACGTCACCCACCTGACGGACCGCTCGCTTAGCGGCGCTGAAGTTGGGTTGCATGAAGAAGAACGTGCCGGTGTCATCCACGCGGACCGAAGTGCGCGGGTTGAACATGCTGATGGGGCGCGGTCGCGGTCGTCCATCCCACCGCGCCTTGATGTCTGCGTAGTTCTTGATCAGTCTCGGACCTAGTGCCATGTCGAATATCCTTCTGGTTTGAGGTTTACGTTACCGTATATCACACTACCCGTGCCGAGTCAAACGTACCAGGTTTCGGCAAGGGCCATAGCTGCGCAAAGTGCCCACGTATGTGTTGGTAGTTGTATGTCGTGTGGACCCACGAACGCTTACTAGGCATGCCAGATACGTTGCCTCCGCTAGAGTTGCCGTACATGTGCCCGTATCCGTACCCGTCGCCGAATCCCGTATTTATGACAGCCTGAGCGTGCATGAAGTACCCATCGCAAAGCGCAAATATACGTACTACCGCCATAGCAAATCCCTCCCGTTGCTGGTGTCGTATCGCCTGCTGTTACCGGCGCCTCTGCCGCTGCCGTAGCGATCGCCGCCGCCATCACCTCTCCCGTTGCTGTTGAAGCCGTCGCCATACCCCCAGCCGTCGCCGTAGGGGTACTCGAAGGCGTACTGTCCGCTGCACACGGCGAACACGTTTACAGTAACGCTCATCATGACCTCCCGTCACCATCGCGACGGCCGCAGCCGTAACCGTCGCCGTCGCCGTCGCCGTTGCCGTGGCTGCCGCCGTCGCCGAAGCCGTAATCGCCGTCGCCCCGGCCACCGCCGCCACCGCCGCCACCGATGCCCCAACCGTCGCCGTAGCCGCTGCCGTTAGGACGCCTCGGGACGTCGTGCGCGAACCGCCCCCCGCACACGGCGAACACGTTTATGGTAACGCTCATGTCGAGCCTCCGTCGCCGCCGCCGGTGCCGAAGCCGTCGCCATCGCCGAAGCCGCTACCGGTAAAACGCGGGGTGCCGTAGCCGCTGCCGCCACCGCCGCCACCGCCGCCGCTACTGCCCTTGCCGTAGCCCCAACCACTGCCCCAGCCGCTGCCGTAACCCCAGCCGATGCCGTTGCCGCTGGTGCTGGCGACAGGACGTGCGAGGATGCGAAACGCGAACCGCCCCTCGCACACGCCGAACACGTTTACGGTGACGCTCATCATAACCCCCCACCGCACACGCCGAACACGTTTGCGGTAACGCTCATGTCGAGCCTCCGTCGCCGCCGCCGGTGCCGTAGCCGCGGCCATCGCCGAAGCCGCTACCGGTAAAACGCGGGGTGCCGTAGCCGCTGCCGCCACCGCCGCCACCGCCGCCGATACCGCCGCCGCTGCCCCAGCCGTTGCCGCGATCGTTGGCGCCGGTAATACGACCCAAGGCGTTGAGCACGAACCGACCCCCGCACACGCCGAACACGTTTACA